CAGCGGGAAGGGCTCAAGAGGCCTTGAAATCGCTTGACAAACCGCGAGGGAGGGCGCAACCTGCTAAGGTGGCACAATTCCATGTAATCAACGGCGGCAAGAATCCCGACGCGACTCGCAAGAGGCCGCGCACGCCACGCCAGAAAGACCTCCCGCAGTGCCACCGATGCCAAGGTCGCGAGACCGTCCAGGCGTCCATCGGCAACGTGCGGAACCGCCTATGCGTGACGTGCCTGATGAAGGGCGAGCGCGTGGTGGTGGAGTAGAAAAACTAGGGCGGCGCGCACGGGGCGCAGGATTGCCTTGCAAGCAGACCATGCTCGGATCGTTACCGAGGCTGTCCACCAAATTCAGAAACACACGAGACGCCTTGAAGGCGTCTTTTTTTTTGGCCTGTGGCCAGCAACCAGTCCTGAGGACACAACGTGAGCGATACCGACCTGACTGCACCCGAGGTGCAAGACGCAATCAAAGCTGCCGTGGAAGACGCGGTCACCGGCCTGAAAGCCAACAACTCGAAGCTGATCGAAGAACTGCGTCAAGCCCGCAAGGGTAAGACCATCGACCCGGCGGATGTTGAAAAGCTGGAAGACCAGATCGAGGCCTTGAAGGCCGACAACGGCAAGCTGGCAAAAGAGGCGAAGAAAGCCACCGCCGACGCGGAAGCCGCCAACAAGCGCGCAACCGATGCCGAGGGCTTCACCTCAAAGCTGCTGGTCGACAACGGGCTGACGGACGCACTGGTCAAGGCGGGGGTTACCAACCCGGTCCACCAGAAGGCGGCCAAAGCCATGCTCGCGGGTCAGGTGCAAATCACCGACGACAACGGCGCCAAGGTGCCGAAGCTCGGCGACAAGGCGCTGGCCGAAGCCATCACCGAATGGGCAGGCACCGACGAAGGCAAGTTCTTCGTGACGGCGCCTGATGCCAACGGGGGTGGCGCAGGAAATCACGGCGCCAACAAGGGCGCACCCGCGGGCGACATGGGCGGCGACAAGGCAGCACGCCTTGCACGCGCCGAACAGTTGCTCAAACAGAACGCAGAATAACTCCGGAGTAAAGCCACATGGCCCTTTCCAACATGAAGGTCTTCAATGCGTCGCTGCAGTCGGCGACCATCGAAACCCTCGGCCAGCAGGTCGAGAAGTTCAACGCCGCTTCGCGCGGCGCCATCACCCTGACCTCGGCCGGCTTCGAGGGCGACTACCGCTTCGAAAACTTCTGGGCGGGCATCCATGCCGCGCAGCGTCGCGTCGACCGGTACGCCACCAATGCCTCGACCTCGGCAACCAACCTGGCGCAGCTGCAGAACATCGGCGTCAAGGTCGCCGGTGGGTTCGGCCCGATCCAGTTCGAGCCGGGCCAGTTGGCCTGGGTGAACAAGTCGCCGGCCGAAGCACTGGAAGTGATCAGCCGCAACATGGCCGAAGCGATCATGAAGGATCAGCTGAACACCGCCATCGCTGCGGCCGTTGCCGCGATCGAGGCGCAGGCCACCGCGACCTACGACGCCGGCACCGGTGCGATCACCTACGTCGACCTGAACCAGGCGCACGCCAAGTTCGGTGATTCGTCCAGCCTGATCGTCGCCAACGTCATGGACGGCGCCCAGTACCACACCTTCATCGGGCAGAACCTGGCCAACGCGGCCACCCTGTTCCAGGCGGGCGGCGTGCTGGTCGTGGACATCCTCGGCAAGGCGGTCGTCGTGACCGATGCGCCGGCGCTGCGCGAAGCCCCCTCCACCGTGACCAATGACGTCAAGGTGCTGGGCCTGGTGGCCGGTGGCGTGACCGTGTACGACGGTTCGGCGCTGATCACCAACATCGAGACCAGCAACGGTCTGGAGCGCATCGTGACCACGATGCAGGCTGACTACGACTTCGGCGTGTCGCTGAAGGGCTACCAGTGGGATACCGCTGCTGGCGGCAAGTCGCCGTCCGACGTCGAGCTGGCGACCGGCTCCAACTGGGACAAGGTCGCGACCGACATCAAGCACACCGCTGGTGTCATCTGCCTGGGCTTCGCCAAGTAATGCCCGAGCCCGTCGAGTTCTGGCGGGCAAACTCCAACCTCCGAGATATCACCCCAAGCGGGGAACGGTTCCCGGAGGTTGGTTTGTTTCAGGCGCTGGGCCGTGCGGTGCGCGGCTCAGTGTTCGAGTTCGGATGCGGGGATGGTCGGCTTGGTCCGGCCTTCCCCTCTGACCGATACGTTGGCTTCGATATCAACCCTGCGGCCTTGGCTGCGGCGAGGGTGGCGAATCCAGCGCATCGCTACGTGGATGCGTGGGAGCCTGCCGACACCTGGCTGGCGCACACCGTCCTGTTGCATGTGCCAGACGATGAGATTCAGTCCGTTATTGATCGCGCTAAGCGGTACTCGCGCATCGTGATCGGCGAAGTGATGGGCCGTAAGTGGCGGCGGGACGGCAACCCGCCTGTGTTCAACCGTGAGGCGCATGAGTACGTGGAAATGGTAGGGCGCGAGCTGATCGACAGCATCGCCGTTCCGTATCCGCGCTATCGCTGCGACCTGCACCTACTGGTGTTTGAATGATCAAGGCTTGCGTACTGCGCTCGGGTGGAGACTTCAAGCCGGAGCATGTGCAATGGCTGGCGCGTCAGGTTCCGGGGCTGGTCTGCCTGTCGGACGTGCCGGTTCCGGGTGTGGAGACAATACCGCTCGCGCATGACTGGCCTATCTGGTGGGCCAAGATGGAAATGTTCGGCCCGTCGCTGGATGGCGATGTGCTGATGATCGACTTGGATACGGTTGTGCTGGGCATGCCGGCTGAGCCCGAGCGTACGACGGTCCTGCGCGACTTCACGCAACCGGACATCATCGGCTCGGGCCTCATGTACGTGACTGCGGAAGATCGCGCGCGCGTCTGGGAGGCGTGGCTGCAGGATCCGGCCGGCCACATCGCCGCAAACCAGCGCTGGCCGAAGTGGGGCGATCAAGGGTTCCTTCAGGACTACTTGAGTGGCGCGGCACGGTGGCAAGACAGCGAGCCGGTCTACAGCTACAAGGTGCATTGCCAGAGGGGCGTGCCCGCGGATGCGAAGGTGGTTTGCTTTCACGGTAAGCCTCGGCCCTGGAACGTCAAGGCTGGCTGGATACCGCCGCTGGCACACCAAGCACCGCGCGGCCACTTCGCCGAGCTGGCGCTCAAACACAAAGGCAAGCGGATATGCGTCATCGGCGGTAAGCCGATCGACAGCCTGCCCGAGGCCGACATCTACATCAGCACGAACGCGCACGGCGTCGCGCTGGTCGAGCCGGATTACGTGCTGGCGATGGACGAGCGGAACAGCCGCGAAGATTGCCCGATGGGGCCGTTCTTGCGCTCGCGCACGGATGCGCCGATCATCAGCCCGCACACGTTTTCCGACTACCGCCTGACCAACTGGCCGCAGAACCCGCGGTTCGTCCTCTCGGGGATGATCGCGGCGTGGATGGCTTGGTTCATGGGCGCCAAGGTCGTGATCCTGGCGGGCATGGATGGATACGGCGGCCAGGACGGCTACAAGGACGAGGCGATGAAGATCGATCGCGACATTCACTGTCCGGTGCGGGTCTACCAAGGCGGGCCGCTGACATCGCAGTGGCCGGCATACGACGCCGACGAGAAGTTCGGAAAGTACAAGCCGAGCACGGCCATTCAGGGCTGGCTCGGACGCGATGGCGTGATCACGGTTCGGGTGCGCAAGCCCTGCCTGGATCTGGGCATCGGTCAAACAATGCGGGCCCCGCGCCATGAAGTCGCACGGCTCCTGAAGCATCGCATGGTGGAGGAAGTCTGATGGCGATCGTGATCGAGGACGGCACCGGGCTGGCCGATGCTGAAGCCTACATTTCGGTCGCCGATGCCGACACCTATTTTGCCGCGCGGGGTAATGCCGCGTGGGCCGCGCTCGGCGCTCCGGCCAAAGAGGCCGCGCTGCGCTTGGGGGCCGATTACATGGAGGCCGTCTACGGCGAGCGCTGGAAGGGCGCGCGCGTATCGATGACGCAGGCGCTGTCATGGCCGCGCGATGGCGTATGCGTGAACGGGTTCGAAGTGGCAGATGACGTGGTGCCTGTGGCCGTCCAAAGGGCGAACGCCGAGCTGGCGGTGCGCGCCTCGGCGGGAACGCTGTTGGCCGATCAAGGCGCGCAGGTGGTCTCCGAGACCGTGGGCCCGATCAGCGTGACGTACGCCGAGGGCGCTCGCCAGTACACGCGCTACGCGTACGTCGATGGTTTGCTGGGCGCCTACCTCGACGGCAGTGCGGGTCAGGTTCGGGTGGTGCGGGCGTGAGGGTCTCGGTGTGGAAGGACGACGCGGGCTATCTCGCGTACTGCCGAGGCTATCGCGGCTGCAAGGTTTTCCTCGACGGCGTAGAAGTTGACCGGGTGTTCACGGCAGACGAGGAGCGCGGGGAAGTCATCTGCGCTGACCTTGGACCAGACAACCGGCCCTTCATCGTGGGCGATGAGGTAGCGACGCGCACCCTGCACGGCAAGGTTCGCATCGTCAAACCATGACCGCCTTCAACTACCCCGCCACCGCAGCCACGGCCACGCGCCTGCTGCAGCGCTTCGGCGCGTCCTGCACGCTGGTGCGCACGACCGAAGGCGCCTACGATCCAGCGACGGGAAGCAACACGGTCACTGTTGCGAATCTGGCAACGACTGCCGCCGTTTTCGCCTATGACCAGAAATACATCGACGGCACGCTGATCCTGCAGGGCGACCAGCTCGCGTACTGCGCGCCGTCGGTCGAGCCCAAGCAAGGCGACAGCTTCACTTGGCAGGGCGTCACGCGCACGGTCATCGCCGTCAAGCCCATCTCCCCCGCCGGCATCCCGGTGCTGTTCGAGGCACAGATCCGGTGAGCACGTTCGCCCTGGACCTGGCGCGCTTCGCCGAGAAGGCGCAGGGCAATACCGAAAAGGTCGTGCGCAAGGTGGGCATCGACCTATTCAGCAAGACGGTCGAGCGCACGCCGGTGGGCAACCCGGACAACTGGGCCTCACCGGCACCGGCTGGCTACGTCGGCGGCCGGGCCCGCGCCAACTGGAACTGCAGCATCGGGTCGCCTTCGCTCTCGACCTCGCCCATGACCGACAAGGGCGGCGAGGTCACGAAAGCAAGAATCAAGAACACCCTGCATGACTGGAAGGAAGGCGACCTGTACCTGATGAACAGCCTGCCGTACATCCGCCGGCTGGAATACGACGGCTGGAGCAAGCAGGCGCCCGCCGGCATGGTGCGGATCACGGTCACCGAGTTCCAGACGTTCGTCGATGCCGCTACGCGCACGGTCAACCCATGAGCAACAAGCGGATCCGCGCACTCTACGAGGGCCGCTTGGCGACGTGGGCGGCTGCACGCGTTCCTGCTCTAAAGGTCGCCTACCAGAACGCGCCGTTCACGCCCGTCACCGGCGAGACGTACCTGAAAGCCATCCTCCTGCCGGCCGACACGTCGAGCGATGACCTCGCGGGCGCGCTGCGCACCTATCGCGGCGTGTTCCAGGTTTCCGTAGTCAGCCCGATCAACACCGGCCCCGGCGCAGCGGAAACCATCGGTGACGAACTGGCTGCGCTATTCACCATGAATCAGCGCCTGACCGCCACCGGCTTCACTGTCCAGCAGATCACGCCCGCCACGCAAGCGGCTGCCCTGCCAGACGAAAAGAACTACATCGTGCCCGTCTCCTTCGAGTACCGCGCGGACACGTAACCCGGAGCGGAAAATGCCTAGTAACAGAGAGATTCTGGAAGCTGAGATTGATTCCATTTCAGTAGACAAGTCCGTGGAGCGCGCTTTCTTGGAGTTGGCATACACAGCGGAAGAAACCGGACTGATTCCGTTCGCAATTAGGGACGACATTTCGCGCGAGCTGATTGCATTGGTCAGCCTCGCGATCAAGTTTAAAGACGGAGTTCCTGACTCGCTCCGTATGTGAGTTCAAGTCGCGCATAGCCCCGTCGTGAGACGCCGCGAAAGCGCGCACCTATCTGACTGTCGTGAGACAGCCGTTTTGGCTCGCCGTGAGGCGATCCGTCCCACCAAGAGGTAGCACCCCATGGCCGTAAGCCTGCCGAACGGTTCCATTGTCGCGATCGCCAGCGGCTATGGATCCGCCAAGACCCTGTCCGCCCTCACCAACGCCGACCCCAGCGTAGTGACCTCCGCCGCCCACGGTTTCGTCGATGGCGACTACATCGACGTCGTTTCCGGCTGGGCTCGCCTGACCGACCGCATCCTGCGCGTGGACGATTCCGCCACCGGCACGTTCGCGCTGGAGGGCTTCGACACCACGTCCACCACGCTGTTCCCGGCGGCCGGCGGTGCGGGCACCGCGCGCAAGATCACCGGCTTCACCCAGCTGGCGCAGATCCTGGACAGTTCGTCCTCGGGCGGTGAGCAGCAGTACTGGACCGGCCAATTCCTCGAGGCCGACCGCGAGATCCGCATCCCGACGACCAAGTCGGCCGCGGGCATCGACTTCCAGATCGCCGACGACCCCTCGCAGCCGGGCTACCAGCTGGCCAAGCAGGCCAACGACGACCGCGAGCCGCGCGCCGTGCTGATCACCCTGAGCAATGGCGCCAAGCTGCTTTACAAGGCGTACATCTCGCTGGGCCTGATCCCGTCGCTCACCGTGAACCAGGCCATGACCCTGCCGGTCACCCTGTCGCTGCTGGGTGATCCGATCCGGTACTCCGCGTAATGGCCAAGCTGACTCTGGCGCAAGAGCCCACGTTCAAGGCACCGGTCGCAATACCGGTGCCGGGCAGCAAGCCCGTGTCCGTGTCGTTCACCTTCAAGTGGCGCACGCGCGACGAAGCAAGGGCGTGGCTGGAAGAAGTCGACGCGCTTGGCGACGAGGACGTCGTCCTGTCGATGGCCTCCGGCTGGGAGCTGGACGACACCTTCGACGCCGACAACGTCAAGGCGCTGTGCCAGAAGTTCGCCGGCGCCGCCAGCGCGATCTTCTCGACCTACGTCGAACAGCTGCGCGGGGCCAAAGCAAAAAACTGAGGGGCGCTGCGCGAGCGATCTACGAGAAGGAGCCCACCGCGCAAGAACTGGCGGTGATCGGCTTGACCCTCGACGACCTCGACCGCAGCGCCTTCGAAGTGTGGCCCGAAAACCTGTCCGCGGTCGAAACCTTCATGGCCATGTCCACGCAATGGCGCGTCGGTGGCGCCGGTGCGGTCGGCCTGGACTACGGCGCCCTGCCGGCAGTCCTGCGCCTGCGTGGCGTACCGCGCGCGCAGTGGACTGACCTGTTCGAACAACTGCAAATCATCGAATCCGAAGCATTGGCAATCATGAGCGAGGCGCGTAGCAATGGCTGATCTGGCGTCGCTTGGCATTGTCGTCAAGACCACTGGCGTCAAGGAAGCCACGCGCGAGCTGGATGGACTGACCCGAGAGGGCAAGGAAGCCGAGAAGCAGGCAGACCGCGTCAGCAAGAACTGGAAAGCGGCCGGCAAGGC